ACTAGGCTTCTGATTCGAGAAGGAAAAATCACAGGGCTGACAAGCTCTGAAACGAAAAGCATGAAGAAGCCTGAATGTCTCGAGTGGATAGAATCAGCCCTCGGAGAAGAAGCGACTAAAGCGAGCCCTTCATCGGCTGATATGTCAGAAATAAGAAAAGAAATCGAGAAGGCTCTCGAGACCGTTTCAAATCGTGTTAAAGATGTCGAAGAGCGAGTCAATGAAGCTCTCGATTCTCCGAAGACAGCGAAAAGATTAAAGACAATCTCAGGAGCTCGCTCAGGTAATCCTATAGTCGCGGAGTGTTTGAAATATTATAAAGCTGGAGAGCTGAATCAGACTAAGCTCATGCTCCTGAGCCCTCCGTCATTTGGCAAATCTCATGCTGTTCGAGAGCTTGCTCATGAATATGATATTTTTCTCGAGCATGGCTGTTCAAAGTCGATCGAAGAAGAAGATACTCTGAAGGGCTGTGCTACTCCTGATAATGATAAAGGAGGCTTCATCAATATAGACGGAGTCTTAACTCAGGCTGTTCGAGAAGCTGGAAAGGAGAAATCTGTTCTCCTGTTTTTCGATGAAGTTTTACGCTGGACTGAAAACACTCAGGCTTTCCTCCTTACGTTTTTAACGGGAGTCGATATTGACGGAGAATTGCATTATAGGCTCACGACTAAAAAGAGCGAATCAGGAGCTCTCGAAGTCATCACCTGTAAAGCTAAATTCCTTCACATTATAACAGGCGCAAACTTAACAGCTGAGGCTCCTGTTCGAGCCTTCTGGTCTCGCTTCAGAAAATACAGAATCCAATTCACGAAAGCTCTGGCGAAAAGCATTAGTAAAATGATTCTTATGGACTATGGGCTCCGCGATACAATAGGGCTCGATGCCTTCGCTGAAGCTTATGCTCAGGCGATGGAATCCACTCGTGAAATGGTAAAGAAGGGCTCCCTGTTTGAATGCTGGGATTTCAGAAATCTCGAGCAAGCAATCCATGCTTCTGGAGGCTCTGGGCTCGATGCAATCGCAAGCGAGCTACAAGCTCTTACTCCTGATCATTGCACAAGCTGGGATATGGATTTAGGCGATACAGCCAGAGATTCAATTTCTTCTCATGCGACTGTTCTCGATCGTTTTCTGAAATCTGTGAAGGGAGCTGTTTAATATGAAACTAAGCACGAAATATATCGAATTAAATCGCGCCGTTCGCTCAGCGCATCGCTCAGTATCTGGGCGCACGACTAAGGCTCGTAAGGGAGGTATTCTTTACAGAGCTCGAGTGATTCTTAAGGAGTCATTTTTGACGAAAGTTGAAGAGGGCTCTGGCACAGCTTGCTGGTCTTTTAAGAAGGGAAAAAATCAGATAACGTTCTTTGATGGAATCGAGATAATGTTTTCTAAAATCTGGAAAAAACCTAAGGTTTTAATTCAGGCTATAAAGCAAGTTTACCGTCATGAAATTGGACATGCTCTTTACTCTCCGAGAGAAAAAGATTTCTTCGCTATCATGAAAAAATGTGGGATTCCCTTCAGGCTCTGGAATCTGTTCGAGGATTGTCGAATCGAGTTCAAGCTCTGGGATAATTTCCGAGACTTAGGGCTCTTCTACTGGCATAAGTATATCGTTATCGGTAAAGATATCACTTGCGCGACAAACGCTCTTCTCGAGCTTAAAATGCGCGATGCTGGAGCTCGAGTCGATCGAGCGAAGACTCTTAAGATAGAGCGTTTTTTCCCAGCTCCTGATAAGATCAAATTTGATCTTCTGGGGAAGTCATATAGCTGGCATCGAAAAACGATCTCCAGATTCTACAGCCGAGTCATAAAGCTTCATGATGATGAGAAGGCTGAGATGATTAAACTGCTCGAGGAGTGGATTAAGATATACGGAGCCGAGGTCGAAGGGAGCGAAGGATTCGCTGAGGATTCTCCGTTCTCTGAAGATGAAATCACAGGCGAAGAAGCTGGGGCAGCCGAGCACGATTCAAGCGAAGAGGGCTCTGATTCCGAGAGCTCTAAAGGCGATGAAGCGACTGGCGAAGAGGGCTCGACTGAGGAGCATGAAGATAGAACAGCGAAGGATAAAACAGGGAGCTCGAAGGTCTCGAAATCTGGAGCCTGTGAAGGTATTGAAAACTTCAAAGTTAAGAGCTGGATAGATTCAGGAGATCAGGCAACTTCGCATCGAATATTCTCTCAGCTTCTCCCTATAATTAAGAGGGCTCGTTTATCTCCTGAGGAGATAGGAAGAAGAGGGAAGCTCTACATTAAAAGGGCAATGCAAGGTCTCGCTGATTGCTTCAGGTCTTCGATTCCCAGCGATGGGAAAAGGAAGGTCTATCTCCTAATTGATATGTCTGGCTCGATGTCATATGACTATAGCAAAGGCTTAGGGCAAATCGCTTCAGCTTTCGCTAAGCTTCGAGACTCTGGGCTGATTGATCTCAGGGCTTATTTGACTAAGGGAAGCGAGTCAGGAGCTCAGCGAATCGCTGATATGTCAGGAGCTTCTCCAGATGTATTTCTGAAGCTTCAGCCAGACGGAGGCTCTGAAATGATTAAGGGAGCTCTGGATAAAACTAAGCTCGATTTAATGAGCTCTGATTCATGCTTCATATTGACTGACGGAGATATAGTCGATGAAGCTGTAGAGCCTAATTTCTGGAGAGCTCAGGGAGTCGATCTTGTTGGCGTTTGCGTTGGCTTTACTGATAGCGATATAAGAGCCAAGCGATCACATATGGATAGGCATTTCAGCCGATCTTTTATAGCTGAAGCTCCTTCCCAGCTAGCTCGGAAAATGCTCGACTATACAATGGGAAGGAAAGCTCGCTCATGACTACTCAGGAAGCTCTACAGATTGTCATAGATGAAGCTATGAGCTCAGCTCTGGGAGATAATAACCAGAAGGTTCTCGAGGCTCTCCTGATAGCTCAGGAGGAAGCCGACAAGCTTTCAATGAAGCGAGGAATTCTCGAGGAGTAAAGAGCCCAGACAATAGGAAAGCTGGAGCCCTCAGGAGTGATTCTGAGGGCTTCTTTATGTCAGGAGATAAAAGGCTCAGGCTCGAAGCTCTAAAGGCTCTCAGGAGGAGCTCAGGCTCTGAAGCTTGTGCATTGATAGGGAATAAACTCAGGAGGAGAGCTTAAGAGGGCTTAAAAGGCTCGAGAAGGGCTCTGAAATGCTCGAAGAGCTCAGGAGTCGAGGAGAGCAAGCGAAGCTCAGGAGGCTCAGAAGACTGGTCTTTTCCTCTCCCTTAAGATCAGGCTCAGAATCGAGGGAGATATGTTAAGCCCGCCAGAGAAAAAACAGGAGCTCGACTGAAGGCCCGCGAGCCCGGAAATCCATGGCCCGAGATTTATCTCATGAAATATCAGGCTAAAAATGGGAAGGCCCATGCTCGGCTGCACGACAATATCTCATGATATCTCATGATATATTTATTTGATAAAATCGACCAATACAGGCCCGGGGGAGGGGATCATTATTTTTTTTTATTTTATTTGTATTAATATATTACGTCATCTCAGAAAAAATTACCCCTCGATAGCGGGTCTAGCCCCATATTCCCAAATGGGAACATACCAGAGTCTAATTTAGTTTATAATTTGACTTATATAATAAATGGTATAGGTGTTCCCTTAATGGAAAATAGAGAAAGTGCTACCCCAGAGAAAAAGGCCCTGGTGTCCGAGATTAAGTCAGCTATCCAAGATGTTGCCTATAAGAAGGAAGCGCAGCAAATTAAGAGCTTGAGCAGGTATGACCCCGAAAAAGTGGCTAATATCCTCTATCTATACGGCACTGGCGTATCTCAGACAGCTATGGTTAAGAAGCATGGCTTTGATCGGGAGACAGTTATTAACACTTTGGTCGATTATGCAGACCACAAGGGCAAGTTCCGGGAGCTTGGAGGTAAGCTATCAGGTCGTAACTACGTCAATCTCAGCTCTCTTACTGAGGATTTAGTAGGTAAGTTGCGTAAACGCCTAGAGGAAGGTGACATCGAAGCATCATTCAAGGATCTCAAGGATCTGTCTATAGCCCTAACAAATGCCCACAGAGAGGCATCTACTTCCCGTGGCGATGCCACAGTTATAACTGAGGAGCGCAAGGTAGCTACACTAGAGGATGCTCAGAAACTTAGGGAGCAAGTGTTATCTAAGATCAAGAAAGCCGATATAATAGATGAAGAAGATGGGGAATAAGTCTTTAAATTACATAAAGAACAGCTTATCTGAGCATTTTGACAACTATGTAGTCATAGCCATAGACAGGGAAGGCAACCTGATCTGGGACTATAACAACTGGATGGTTGCCGTTATGCTTATCGAGAGAGCCAAAGACCTTATCGAGGACAGTGCAGACGATATAGAAATCGTATGGGACGATGATGATGACGACGATGGAGGTTCTGTAATAAAACTATGAGTAAAGATATACTAGAAGAAGCGTTAGAAATAACCAACGGTGCAAGAAACGAAGACTACGGTGACTGCAAAGTTGAGTTCGACCGCGTATCAGCCATGTGGTCAGTTATCTTTGAGAAGGAGATAACTCCTAACCAGGTAGCACTAGCTATGGTAGCACTAAAGATTACCCGTCAGATGAACGCTAACAAGCGCGATAATTGGGTAGACATAGCCGGCTATGCTAGGGTCGGTAACATCATAAATGATTGATTTTACCCATCATCCTCTTCTTCAGCCCCCGACTGATGAGGAGATTATTAGACTTACCGAAACTAAAGAAGGATCGGAGGAGCTACTCAGGTGGCACAAGTCACACGAAGAAGCCATTATAAGTGCTGCCAATGAACCCCTAAAGCACGGTTTTGACCTAAATGGGTGGAACAGAATCAAGTGGGGAATGTCTAATTATAACGAAGTCCTAGCACTGGGAGGCAATAGATCTGGCAAGACCACTGGATGCGCTAAGATAGTTATGCAGGCAGTTACAGAGAGCACAGATGGACACATCGTATGCTTTAGTCAGAACGAAGATACATCTATTAAGGTTCAGCAGGCTGCAATCTGGGAAATGATGCCAAAGGAGTTCAAAAAGAAGACTAAGGGCATCGAGGGATATATTAACTTTTCTATGCAAAATGGCTTTACAGCCAAGTCTTTCATCTTCCCTGACACTAGAACCCGTGTTGATTTTAAAACATATACGCAGTTCAGCAATAACCAAAGCATCCTTGAAGGTTTTGAGTTTGGCTTCTCTAACCCGACTGGATTTAATGTGGGTGCTTGGCTCGATGAATACCTGGGTGATGCAACCTTGGTTGATACCCTGCGCTTTCGTCTTGCTACCAGAGATAGCTCAATGCTTATCGGGTTTACCCCGATTGATGGATATACTCCATTTATAGGCGATTACGCCAAGGGAGCAGAGACCCTGGAGACTAGAGAAGCTGAGTTGTTAAACAACAGGAAGCTACCCGTAAAGCAATATAGCCCTAATCGGGACGCTGCTATTATCTATCTGCATTCGGACGAAAACCCATTTGGTGGTTATGATCGTATCAAGAAAGACCTTCGGGGTAGATCAGACGAGCAGATACTTGTCCGAGCCTATGGCTACCCTGTTAGAAGCATCACAGCCCTTTTACCGAAGTTTAGCACGACCGTAAACGTCCTTACGGACGAGCCCAACAAGTATGGGCATAAGTTGCCTGACATTAGAGACAGGCGCAGATACACTATCTACCAAGTAGTCGATCCCGCTGGCGCAAGAAACTTTGTTTCTTTGTGGGCTGCGGTAGACACTCAAGGCTATGTCTACATCGTAAAAGAGTGGCCTGACAGGGATGGCTATGGCGAGTGGGCTACCTTTGGTGATCCCAAATGGAAGTATGGGCCTGCATCTAAGAAAATAGGTTACGATGTAAAGGGATACGCTGATCTATTCAAAGAGATAGAACAGGACATGGGCGTAGTAGCTCACGAAAGAATCGGTGACTCCAGATACTTTGCTAGGGAGAATGAGAACAATGTAGACCTGTTTCAGTCTTTCTCTGACTACGATATGGACTTTGTCCCTAGCTCTGGGATGATGGAGAAGGACGGCATAGTGGCACTCGACGAATGGTTTGAATACAACGAAGATGGAGACATCGACTTAGCGAATCGACCTAGATGTTATATTAGTAGTGAGTGCGGTAACTTAATTGATTCACTAATAAACTATCAGTCGAATGGAAAAGCGGACGAAGCTTTAAAAGATTTCTTTGATTTAATTCGCTACTTGCGAATGGCTAACGGGGGACTGGGGCCAGATCATTTTACAAACAACAGCCTTGAATCAACCAAGGTAGGATCAGGAGGATACTAATGAAAAAAAGATTAACAGAGATAGCCGATGATTTTGGCATTTCTTTCGAGGAAGCTAAAGATATTGCTTTTAATAACCTAGAAGAGGATATGCTTAGCGGCAAAGGCAAAGGGATGTGGATCAGCGAAGCTGGTCAGATAGCTATGGATTCCATAGTGCATATACCCGTTATTTACAGAGGTAGGGTTACCCGTCTTTGCCCTAACCCATTATTCGTAATGGTTAACCTAAAAGATATATGCAAAAACGTCCCAGTCAGGATTAAATTGGGTCAACAAAAACATATGTTACTAAAATACATCTATGTTCAGATGGACTGTATTAATGGCGAAATTCAATATAAAATGGTTAAACCACCTAAGGGATGAACGAAACAATAGAACTATACTTAGATTTATTTGTTTTAGCCATAGAGCTCTTGCTAGGTATGTTATAATTATCTTAATTGGCTATGGAAAACGAAACATACGAAGAAGATTTAACTTACGTGGGAAAAGAGCCTAGCATAGGCACACTTATCTCTGCTTACGAAAGAACAACATCTGAGCTAAGCGCATACTTTGATTTATGCAGAACTAGCTACGATGATCGTCGAAACTTCTGGCCCGGCAAAAGCCGAGATCTTCGCAAGCACGGAGCCGATGCGTTTCCTTGGGAAGGCGCGTCAGACATGGAAAGCCATGTTATTGACGAGCGTATTACTCGGCTAGTATCTTTATTTGTTTCATCGCTTGCCCGTGCAAACATACGGGCGTTTCCTGTAGCGATAGACGACTTAGCTAGGGCTAAAGTCGTATCCAGCTTCCTTAAATGGATGGTTTCGTCTGGATATATCCCTCGTTTCCAAAGGGAAATGGAGCTTGGTGCTAACTACTTGTTAGAGCGAGGGATACTAATTACATACGTGGGATGGCAACGTGAGGACAGAAGGTTCCTGCAGCGTCTTGACCTCGAACAAATAGCAGAAATAGCACCTGAATTAGCTGAATCGTTAGCTCAGGGCTTTGGGGAAGAAAGCACAATAGAGTTGTTAAAATCTTTATTTCCTGGAGTTACCGACAGGAAAGCTAAAGCTGCTATAAAAAAATTAATGAAAGACGGGAAAGCAGAACTTCCTATTGTTCGTCAGCAAGTAGATGCTCCTGACATTAAAACACTTTCACCCGACGGAGATTTCTTTTTTCCATCTTATGTAACCGACCCACAGCGTTCACCATTTTGTTTTTGGAGAACATTTTATACTGCACAAGAATTAGAAAATAAAGTTATTACCGATGATTGGGATGAGGATTTTGTAGATTATGTAATTACTCACTATCGTGGCGTATCTGGAGACAGTATCGAGCGAGACAGCTCTAGCACGCCAGCTTCCAACATAGCTATTAATGACTCGACAGAAACTGCCGAAGAACTTATTGAAATCATTCATGGATACCAAAGGTTAATTGATCCAGATGACGGATCAGAAGGAATTTATGAAACTATTTTCCACAGGAACCTAAGCTCCATAAATGGAGAAAGCATTCAACCTTATGCAAAATTTGAATTATTAAACGGATATGAAGATTACCCAGTTGTTGTCACTCGCCTATCAGAAGATAGCAAGCGTCTATATGATACCCCTACGGTATCTTACCTCCTTCGAGGCATCCAAGATCAAATCAAAATTGAAAGAGATTCTCGGATCGACAGAAACAGTTGGGCTACATTGCCTCCACTCATGCACCCTAAAGGTCAAGCACCTCGCGAGTATGGTCCGGGTCGATTTATTCCTTACCGCAGGAAAGGGGATATTGAGTTTGCTCCAAGTCCTCCTGCTCCGACTGGCTCTGTTGAAATTGAACAAACCCTCCAAGAACAAGCAGACCGACTAATTGGACTAGATGAGTCAAACCTTGGTCAGGTAAGGAAGCAGTTCTTGGTTGACAAGTTCTTGAGTCACTCCGCTGAAGTTCTGCGCCAGGCTTACAGATGCTTCCAAAGATTCGGCCCTGACTCAATTTTCTTTAGGGTAACAGGAGTCTCAGAAGAAATGACTCTAGAAAAAGGGGATCCCGACGAAAACTTTGATATTTTTGTCACTTACGACGTTCTTAATTCAGATCCAGAGACTCAAGAAAAGAGATTGGGTCAAATGATTAACCTAACTAGCCTCGATAGAAACGGAAGAATCAATATTGACAGACTTCTAGAGTTAGCTGCGGCATCTATTGATCCCGTATTAGCCGATGGTGCTATTAACCCTGCGGAAGACGCTGCGGAAGATGCACAAAAGAATGTCACGGATGATCTAGCTAAGATATACGCAGGCATAGAGCTCAACGCTCGTCCTAATGGTGCTCAGATTGCAATGCAGATAATTCAACAATACACTATGCAGCCTGATATTATGGAAAGGTTGCAAGGAGACGAAGCATTTAAGGCAAGGCTTGAAAAGTATGCACAGCAATATCAATTCCAAATGCAACAAGCCGAAAACGCTGAAATCGGAAAACTTGGCACTGCACCCGCTGAAATGGGCGGGACTAGCACTGCTCCTGTTAACGCTGAATAATATGAATATAACACCAGA